CGGGGACCTGGGATCGTCACGGCAGTTGGAGAACGAGGCGACGGGTGGGACGCGCGCGCTCGGCTGGACGCCGGCGGTGTCCTGCTGATCAGGTGCCCGCGGTGCTTCCATCGCCAGATGCGGCGAGAGGAGAACGGGCACCATCTCTGCCTGAGCTGCTCTGCGACCTTCACGCCGCAGCAAGCCGAGGAAGCGCTGATGGAATCGTCGCGGAACTTTACCTCCGAGATGCCGCGCTACTACGGCGGCGCGGAGATCCTGACGCACCTGAGCGAGCCCGTTCGGGCGTTCGAGGCGAGAGATAAAGAACGAGGTCGACCGAAGGACCTGCGGACGCGCCGGCTGCGCGTCAAAGGAGAAACGTGATGGGAACAGCAGCAGAGGAACGCGCCGGCAAGGGATGCCTGGGGCGCGCGGCGGATGACGAGCCGGTGTTCGTGCTCGTGGCACACGACCAGGTCGCGGCCGAGACGGTCCGCGACTGGGCCGGGCGCGCTCAACGGGCTGGGGTGCGAGACGAGAAGATCAAGGCGGCGATGGAACACGCGAACACGATGGATGCCTGGCGGCTCGCGAACGGAGGCGGGAAGACTCCCGACTGATGGACCGCCTGACGTTCAGCCAGACGCCGCCGACCGAGCCGGGGCTCTACTGGTTCACCCAGATCGGCAGCTCTCGCGTCTACCACTGCGACGTCTGGCGACAAGAGCGGGGCCTCACCTACGGCGGGAAGCTGGTCGCCATGAGTTCGGACAGCCCACCGAAGCCGGTCGAGCGGTTCAGACGCTGGTGGGCCGGGCCACTCCCGCCGGTGGCCGCGAGAAGGGCGCTAGGGCTGGGCAGGCGGCCCAAGGTGCGCGTCCCGACCCCGTCCGCGTCTCCCAGGGCCTCCGGGCAGGGCGGGGGCGCGTAGACGGGCAGTCTGCACCGACCATGATGAGCCAGCTTCGCACCGCCGCGGTCGTGTGGGCCTGCGACTGGGTCGCGCTCCCGCTGCTCACCACCGCCGCTTACGTCATATTCGCGCTGTCGTGGTGCGTCGGGATCGACCGGCACCCGGTGATGCGCGAGGCGTGGTTCAGGCTGATGCGGCAGCTCGACGAGACGCACCACGGTCTGCGCCATCGGCGAGGCAGGCGCTAGATGCGGACGGACTTCGAGGGCGGCTGGGGGCTGGACATCGACGAGGCGGGGCAGCTCTACCTGGCGATGGGCGAGGAGCGCCAGCGGATCATCCCCGTCCAGGTCAACGTCCAGACCTCGGTGTCTAAGGAGGACGGTCTGATGTCACGCACGATCGAGATGACGTTCCACGCGACCGGCGCACCGGAACCGCGGCCGTCGGACGTGCTGAACACGCTCACCATCCCGGACGCCGGCACGCGACGGCTTCGAGTGCAGACGTGAACGCCGCCGCCTGGGAGAAGAAGGTCTGCGACTGCCCCAGGAAAGGCCGGCTCGTGCTCACGAAGGAGATCCTGACGACCGGACCCGATACGAGCTGGCGCGAGCAGCCGATCGTCACCGGGTGTTTCCGGTGTGGGCGGTGTGGGCAGAACTGGCTCTTCAGCCGGAAGCCGACCGACGAGGAGCGCCCGCGCTGTCTGAAGGCGCTACGGAAACGTCAGGCGCAGATCGAGGCGCAACCGTGACCAGGAAGCGGACCCCGACGAAGCTCAGCCACCTGACCGCCGACCCGAAGAACGCGCGCCGCCACACGCCGCGCAACGTCGGGACGATCGTTAGCTCGTTGAAGGCTGTCGGCGCGGCGCGGTCGATCGTAATCGACGAACGAGGCCGCGTGCTCGCAGGGAACGCGACGGTCGAAGCCGCGGCCAAGGCCGGCGTTCTGCGCGTCAAGGTCGTCGACGCTACCGGGGAAGAACTCGTCGCCGTGCGGCGCACGGGCCTGACCCGATCCCAGAAGGTGCAGCTCGGGATCGCCGACAACCGGACCAGCGATCTCTCCAGCTTCGATGGCGACCGGGTGCGCGCGTTCGCGGGGGAGGGGATCGAGTTGTCCGCGTTCTTCGACGAACCCGAACTGGCGGCGCTCGACGATGCGGTCGTGGTGAAGCCGAAGCCGGGCAAGGCGGACCCAGAGAAGATCCCGAAAGCGCGGCGGACCTCGATCAAGGCCGGCCACATCTTCCAGCTCGGAACCCATCGCCTCGTCTGCGGCGACTGTCGCGATGCGAACGTCATCGCCAGCGTGGCGGAGCACACGACGGTCCCGCTCGTCCTGACCGACCCGCCGTATTGTTCCGGCGGGTTCCAGGAAGCCGGTCGCGCGGCCGGGACGTTCGGGGACATCGCCGCCGACAATCTCTCGACGCGCGGCTACGTGGCGCTCATCAAGGACGCCCTGCTCGCGTGCCACCCGCAGACGATCTACATCTTCACGGACTGGCGGATGTGGAACACGCTCTTCGATGTCGTCGAGGGTTCGGGCCTCGCGGTGCGCACGATGATCGTCTGGGACAAGGAGACGCCTGGGCTCGGAGCCCTCTGGCGCTCGCAGCATGAGCTGATCATGTTCGGCTCCCGGAAGAGCAACAAGCGGAGGAAAGGCCAGCCGGCGAACAGCAACGTGCTTCGCGTCAGCCGCTCTGGCAACGTGCACCACTACACCGAGAAGCCGGTGCAGCTCCTGACGGAGATTCTGACCGGCGATGCGTGTCACGCCGAGCGGCACACCATCGAGATTCTCGATCCGTTCCTCGGGTCCGGGTCGACCATCATCGCCGCCGAGCAGCTCGGGCGCGCCTGTCTCGGCATCGAGGTCGAGCCGCGGTATTGCCAGGTGACGATCGATCGCTGGGAACAGTTCACCGGCAAGAAGGCGACGAAGATTGGAGCGGTTGAGGCGAAGCGGCGCCCGGCGTCCTAGATGCCGCGGAAGAAGAAGAAGGCGAAGCGCGGCCGGGCCACGCGCAAGCGCGGCATCGCGAACCGAGCCGGGCATGACGCGCTGGTCGTCGAACGCCGCAGCTCGGCGCTGCGGTTGCGCATCGGCGGCGCCCGCTATCGGCAGATCGCCACCGAGCTGAACGTCAGCCTCGACACGGCGTGGCATGATGTCCAGGACTCGATCGCCGAGACGAACGCCCTAAGTACCGAACACGCCGAGGAACTCCGCGCGGTCGAACTCGAACGGCTCGATCGGTATCTGCGCGGGTTGCAAGACGTGATCGCCGGCACGAACTCGACGCTGAAACTCCGGGCCATCGAGATCGCGGTGCACGTGAGCGCGCGGCGCGCGAAGCTGCTCGGGCTCGACGCACAACAGACGGCCCCGGCAATCGAAGAAATTCTCCGCACGGCGACCGAGATCGTGCACATCATCCAGTCCGAGATCCAGGACCAGCGGATCGTCGATGCCATCATCGAGCGGATTACATCGCGCATGGAGCGACTTGCTCCTTCAGGGACTCGGGTCCTCCAAGCCGCGGTCATCGATCACGGTTAAGACCCGGAAGGATCTGGCCGCGTGGCTCCTGGAGTCGTTCGGTGTGCGGATCCCAGCGAAGCGCGTCTGCCCAGGACACGTCGCGCCGTGGACGGCGTTTTGCGCGGCCTACTTCGCCGAGCATCCGATCTGCATCTGGCACGCGTCGCGCGGGTTCGGTGGGAAGACGTTCATGTTGGCGCTGCTCACCGCGGCCGAGTCGGCGAAGATCGGCGCGAACGTCAGCCTGCTCGGCGGCTCGGGTGAACAGGCCGAGCGCATCCACGAGTATCTCGGCCAGTTCTGGGCGCACCCCGGCGCGCCGCGAGAACTCCTCCGCTCGGATCCCAGCAGCCGGCGGACGCGGTTCGCGAACGGGGCCACCGTGCGCGCGCTCCGGGCGTCGCAGACCTCAGTCCGCGGGCTGCATCCCGAGCGGCTCCGCTTCGATGAGATCGACGAGGCCGACCAAGCCATCATCAACGCCGCGCTGGGGCAGACGCTCTCGCGTCCCGGCATCCCTGCGCAGACCGTGCTCAGCTCGACGCGGCAATATGCCGACGGCACGATGACCGAGATGCTGCGGCGCGCCTCGACGGGCGGCTGGCCGATCTACACCTGGTGCTACCGGGAGACGCTGGAGCCGCATGGCTGGCTCCCAAAGAGCGACGTCGAGCGCAAGCGGCTCGAGATCCCCGCCGACATGTGGGAGGCCGAGATCGAGAACCAGGAACCGCACGCCGGCGGACGCGCCATCACGCCGAAAGCCGTCGACGAGATGTTCGACCCGGCGCTCGGGATGGCGCAGGGCGACAACGGCGAGTATTTGGAGTTCGAGAAGCCGGCGAAGGGCGGGCGCTACGCGCACGGCGCCGACTGGGCGAAGACGGTGAACTGGACCGTCATCACCACGATCCGCTATGACGTCGACCCGGCGAGGCTCGTCGCGTTCGAGCGCCTCGGGCGGATGGAGTGGGACCAGATGGTCGAGCGCCTGAACAAGCGCGTCGAGCGCTACGGCGGCGAGGCGGCGCACGACCACACCGGGCTCGGCACCGTCGTCTCGAATATGTTCACCGTCCCGGTCGAGGACGTCGTCCTCATCGGACGGACGCGCTCCGAGCTGTTCAGCGACTACATCGCGGCCATCGAGCACGGCGACATCAAGAGCCCGCGCATCGAGTTCGCCTATCGCGAGCACAAGTTCTGCCTACACGAGGACCTGGCCGCCCGTGGCCGCGGCCATCCCCCGGACTCGGTCGTCGCCGGCGCCCTGGCGTGGCGGGTCGTCGGAAACGCGCCGAATCTCGGGGCCGTGCCGTTCGGTGTGGGCGGGGGGAGAAGCTACTGGCGCAGACCATAGGTCGGCTTGGCATCTTGGGTGGATTCGTAATAGGATTAGCACCGTGCGCGAACGCGACTTCCTTCCGTCTCCGCTGTCCCGGCCGGCCCTGGCGCATCTCCTCGACGAGGAACGTCGGAAGGAGACGGCGCTGGCCGGCGACAGAGCGGCGGCGATCGCGCGCGAGCCTGAGTGCAAGCGGCGCCGAGAGAAGGCCGCCGTCCGGACTGAAGGAGGACCGAGATGTTAGGCCAGATCGTCGTCCACATCGCGGGCGAGGCCAAGGCCGGCAGGCAGCGTTGCACACGTTGCGGCTTCGTGTTGCGAGTGGCGACGTCGCGAGAGGATGACAACTGGTTCTATCTGCCCGGCGCGCTGCTCAAACAGATCGAGCAGACCGGATGGACCGTTCGCTTCGTCGCGGTGCGCTGTCGATCGACGTGTCGGCGGCGCCGGAGTTCCCAGCTTGGACAATCAGCTCCCGCCCTATAGCGGGACCATCTGCCCGATGTGCGGGTTCGTCGGGGCGAAGTATCGGTATTGTGTGCACGACTGCAAGGACGACGGGACCGGCGCGCTCGACGCCGGCGCCTCGGCGATGAGCCGGCCGCCGACGCCGCATCTGCATCGGATCTGTCAACGGTGCGAATATGAATGGCTCGAAGCGACACTGCCCAATCGATCCTGATCTAAAGGCGCTGATCGATCGGATCGGGCGGGTGGGCACCACGGCCGAGTGTGAGGAGGCCGACTTCGTGATCTGCGGGGTCGACAGCTTCTTCGACGACGACATCCACACGAAGTGCTCGCACTGCGGCGCCGCGATCGTTCACCGACCCTACGTGCCGAAGACGCCGCGGAAGATCTGTGTCGCCTGCTGCAAGCTCCAGATGGAAGCGGAGAATCTGCCGCATGCGTGACATACGACCTCGGTCCTGCGGAGCGGAGGATGCCGCCGGGAGCCCGGAGAGCGGTGTGTGGCAGGGCGCACCGCGTCGTTCTGACATAGGTCAACCCGTGCCAACCCGTGTCGAGCCGGTGCAGCTTTACTCGCGGCGCCACTTCGTCTTCCTCGGGCTCGGCATCGCCGCGTCGGGCGCGCTCGATCCCTGGGGCCTGTTCGCCGGCAACGAGGAGCTGCGCTACAGCTACGACAAGAAGACGAGAAGCATCAAGGTGATGATCGGTCGGCTGGAGAGACTCCGCGGTGTGTCGCAGGACGCCGTCCGGGAGGCGTGCCGTCGCGAGGCCGATCTGATTCTGGCCGACGCCAAGGCGCGGTCGTTGCGGCTCGATAGCTACCACCGCTGGGGAGTGAGGTTATGAAGAACACCGAAACAGAAGACGACATCGTTGCCGCCCGCGCAGTCACCGATCGACCGGATGACATCATCCTCTACACGCCCATCGCCGGCACGAACGAGAAGCACGGCCGCTCGTGGGTCGACGCCAGCTCGCTGTTCGACCGGCATCTCGCCGCCCAGGGCTTCGAGCGACGCGCCGAGGAGCTGCGGTTCTGGAGCGCCGCGCTCGCGGGGACCTGGTTCACCTTCTCGGGTCACCAGCCGTGGATCTTCGGAGGCGAGCAGCTCCGGGAGTTCCTCGGGACGCTGCCCGTCGTCGACGGCGTCGTGGACGTCGTGCTGATCGGGCACAGCTACGGCGGCGCGGTGATCGCCTACGCGCTCGCCGGCCGGCCGATGATTCACGTGCGTGCGGTCATCACGATGGGCACGCCGCTCCGCCGAGACCTCGACCCCGTGTGGGCGCTGGCGGAAGAAGCCATCGTGCTGCACATCCATCTCTACGGGACCGGGCTGAGGTCGTGGGTTCGCTTCGCGGGCCAGCGGCTCCGGTTCCGGCGGAAGATGCCCTGGCTCCTTCACAACTACGCGGTGAAGGGCGGGCACTCGGGGGTCTTCCGGAAGGCCAAGCACATCCCGCAGATCGACCACGCGCTCAGCATCATTCGCGGACTGCAAGGCTTCGTAGGTTGCCGGTTCGCGCCGGCGCCCGAGAATGTCTCGGTGAAGACCGGACGGATCCTATGAAGAGGCGCAAGTTCTTCGGGACAGTGTTGAGCGGTGCAGTCGGTGCAGGCGCGAGCATCGTGGCGCCTCGCGTGGGCGCGGACCAGCATCCGGCGACGGTCGTCACGGCGCGGGAGGAGTTCGGTTACGGCCGACTCACACACCTACAGGTCGGGGAAGTCTTCGCGCTCACGGGGCAGAAGAACGATGACCTACTGCTCTCGACCGGACTCGTGAAGGTCGTCGTCGTCGATACCGTGCTCCTCCGGTGCACGTGCGGGCGGATGTTCACTGAGCGGCAGCACTTCGACAACCACCTGCTCCGTTATGGTCACCGAGAGGCCCGCAGATGATAAAGATCACCGCGCTGCTCTTCGCGCTGCTGGCGCAACCGATTCCCGACTACGACCGATCCGAGTGGCGGCACTGGATCGACGACGACCGGGACTGTCAGAACACGCGGGCCGAGGTCCTCATCGAGCGGAGCTGGCGCGAGGTCGTCTTCCGCACGTCGCGCGAGTGCGTCGTGAACAGCGGGCTCTGGCTCGACCTGTTCTCCGGGACGTGGCACACCGACGCGAGCCGGCTGGACATCGACCATATGGTGCCGCTCGGCAACGCGCACGCCTCGGGCGCCTGGGCCTGGACGCGGGACGAGAAGCGGACCTACGCGAACGACCGCACGGACCCCGGCCATCTGCTCGTCGTCCATCGGAGCCTGAACCGAGCGAAGGGCGCGCGCGGTCCGGAGAACTGGCGCCCGCCGAACGAGGGCGGCTGGTGCTTCTACGCGGCGAACTGGCGGTTCATTAAGGACCGCTACGGCCTGACGATGACCGACGCCGAACGCCGCGCGCTCGACACGATGACGGCGACCTGTCCGTGAGGTTGTGCGATGGTCGATGCTGTCAGCAGTTTCCGGTCTCGCACGATTGGTATTGGCAGGGCCGGCGGCTCCGATCGTTCATCGTGGGGAATAAGGACCAGAGCCCGGAGTGGACACGGATCCGACAGATCCTCATCCCGGTCATCGGGCGGCGCAATCTGTTCGCGTGCAACGAGTTCGATCAGGAGAGCGGGACGTGCCGCGCCTACGATGACCGTCCGGGCCTCTGCCGTCGGTTCCCGTATGACGACCCCTGTCGATACTGCGGGGCGCGTAGCGACGCCCAGGCGAGGGGCGTCGCGCTCGTGGTGACGTGATGGCTGACCCCAAGGAGACGCGGGTGCGCTCGTTCGAGATGAACCTGGAGCCGTCAGGCCGCGGGGGCACCGTCAAGCTCGACGGTGTGGACCTGAGCAAGCTGTTGCGCGGCGTCGAGATCAAGACGGGAGTCGAGCAGCCGACGACCGTGACGCTCTACTGCGCGGCGGGGCAACGCGTCAAATTGCTCGCGCTTCTGCCCGAGGCGCAGGTCACGATCGTTATCCCGGAGACCGACCCCGAGCCCGAGGAGGAGTCGCGTGGGTGATCCACGCCGCCGGCGTATCCGTCGGCCTGCGTTCAGCGGCTGCGCGTTCGGGAACTGTCGCGCCTTCATCGTCGGCGGGCGCACGGCTCGGGCGTGCTGGATCTGCTATCTTCATACGAAGCCGCTGGGCTGGCATCCTGGCGACAGCCGGAAGACCGAGAGGGCGCTCCGATCAGTCAGGGGGACGGTATGAAACGAGGACAGATCTTCGTTCGCGCGCAACGACGCGACGGCAAGTGGGACGCCGTCGACGTGTTCGACCTCGACGAGCTGAGCTTCCGCGTGTTCGTGATGGAGCTGTTCGACCGGCAGGGCGCCGTGGTCTCGCTTGTCGAGAAGAAGGTCGAAGGGGATCCGATTGTCCTGCGGTCGACGAAGTGACGACGTCGGGCCGCTCTGCATCTCGAAGCAGCATCTGGTCCCGGTCCCGGCGACGGTCCTGATGCAGTGGGTGGACGGGCCGGTCACCTACTGCGACCCCTGCGCCGTCGGGATGCGCCGCGTCGCCAAGTGCCTGAGCGTGCACGTCCACGAGGAGCGCATCGAGCGGCCGAACCTCGACGACGGCCGGGCGCGGCGGCTGCGAACGTGACTGACTTCCGCCAAATGATCATCGAGTTAGGCCAGGCCATCGCCGCGGGCGACTGCACGCCAGAGCCGATCGAACTGCGAGCGCTTCTCGAAGTGTGCGAGCGAGGCGGACACGTGCAGGAGGCAGCCAGGGTCCGGCGCTGGCTGTTGTTGGCATGGGCGAGAGGCACGTCTCATGAGCAGTGACGACGAACTTCAGACGGTCCTCTGGCGACACTGGCGAGGCCGGCTGCTGGTCACGTGCCCGAGCTGCGACCGGGAGTTCGGGTGCGACCATGCCGTCGACGACGAGGGTCGGCTGTCGCCGTCGCTCGTGTGTCCAGTGTGCGGCTATCATCGGCACGTCCGACTGGGACTCCTGTCGACAACCGGGCGACCGAGATCCGATTTGCGCGGGCGCGCGAACGGGACACCGGAGGGGAGAGTGAGACGATGACGATCTTCTTGTTGCTCTTGCAGACACTGACGGTCGCTGTGAGCGGCGGCGCCATGATCCACATTCCAACGAACGGGCCGGCGTTCGGTGATGGGCGTCCGTGTCAGATCTTTACGGGGGCGGGAGAGGCCGAACGTCCAGCCGACTACCCGGAGCATCAACTGTGGATGCCTCGCTACGACTATCGCTGGGCCGAGGCTGAGGAGTTCGAGGATGGCGCCTACATTGGGATTCTCAAGGTGGTCGACGGGAAGGTGATCCCCTGCGAGGAAGGCTTCGACGATGACGACGACCCACGCGACTAGCAACGGGCACGATTCGCTGCGGCGACTCGCTGATCGCTACGCCGCGCGCGCGACGTATCACCGGAAGAGGGCGAACCGCTGGGCGCTCGCGATGGTCGCGTGCGTCGTCGTCGGGCTCGTCGTGCTGCTCTGGTGAACGGAAGATGACCTGGCGTCGCGACATGATCCCGAAGTGCCGACCGCGGAAAGCTGAACCGGAAGGCTACGTCCCGTGGCATCGGTGGGCGGAGAAGATGGCGCGGACCCACGAGCAGAAGCGGTGCCGGCGCTGCGGCATGTGGCACATCTGGGCGAGGAGAAGCTGATGGATAAGAACGAGGAGCAGCCGAAATTGTTTCCGGTGCAAGCGACCCTCCGACCAGGCGATCACCAGCGAGCAACGGTCCGCGAGTCGGTGTATCTGAAAGCCTACGAGGTTTACTCGCTAGTGTGGAGCCCGCAGCCACGGCTGGTGACCGGCGACTGTCGCGGTGGGTTCAGCACGGGTGAGCTAATCGCGTTCCTCTATGCGAGTTCGTTCCCGCGTCACGAGTGGCGGAAGCGCGTCGACGAAGCGCTGACAGGGCTCCACGTATGACGGCCACCCAGCAAGAACTGCTTCCTCCCGATCACACGAGCCTCCAGCGTCATCGCTTGGGGAAGTACGATCGTACGAACCCTGAACGGATCTACGCTGCGGCCTGGAAGAGAGCGAACCGGCGATCGGCTGGTGTGAACCAGGGGCATTCATATGTCGAGTGGATCCTCTGTGCCGACGGAAAGCAGCCGACGCCGATCTCTCGACGCGATGCGGCGGTCGCGGCCTCGGTGATTCAGTGGCTCGGCACGAACGTCGGTCTCGGCTTCATCCTGGAGGCCGAACGCAAGATCGATCAGTCCCGTCGGTCGGATGACGAGCGTCGACGTCGACCGTCGCTCAGAGAGGCGCAGCGCGTCGTGCGACCAAGTCGACGACTGCGGTTGCGACATGGGTAGCAAGATCGAGTGGACCGACGACACCTGGAACCCGGTCACGGGCTGCACGAAGGTGTCGCCTGGGTGCGCGCACTGTTACGCCGAGCGGGTGGCCGCGCGGCTCTGGCCGACGCAGTATCCGCCGGTCGAGTTCACCTATCACGACCCGACGATCAGTTCGCAAGTCAGCGACCTGCGCGTCCGGAAGTTTATCGATGTGCAGGTCCACCCCGACCGCCTCGACCAGCCGTTGCGCTGGACTCGGCCGCGGCGGATCTTCGTCTGCTCGATGAGCGACCTCTTCCATGAGGACGTGCCGGATGAGTTCATCGATCAGGTGTTCGCGGTGATGGCGCTCTCGCCGCGGCACACGTTCCAGGTGCTCACGAAGCGGGCCGAGCGGATGCTTCAATGGTTCGAGGATAGCGGGCGATCGGCCGTGGAGGCGACGATGCTCTATCCGCAGTTCAAGCGGTGGCGCACGCCATCTTATTGTGCCAACTGGCCGCTCCCGAACGTCTGGCTCGGCGTGAGCGTCGAGGATCAAGCGACTGCAGACGAGCGCATCCCGATGCTCCGCGCGACAACCGCTGCCGTCCGTTTCTGTAGCTACGAACCTGCTCTGAGTCCGGTGGACTTCAAGCGATATCTTCGACCGCAATCCAGCCGTGGAACACCAGCAGCGCGATGACGAGGACGATCCTTCGGCGTGTCGAAAAGATGCGCGGCCAACTCACGTGTAGGTGTCCCGGGGGCCAGGTCGTGTCTTTGCGATCTGCGGCACTTGAGCTGCGCGAGACCCTAACGTGCGCCGCCGGTCCTGTCAACGGCTAGGCCTACCTCGCTAAACGGACAAGCCGCGGGGCTGGCCGTTCGGCGTCGTTCCGGCGAACAAGGGACGCCATCAACAACAGCAACCCAATGCGGCGCCCGGGCTCAGGGCCTTCTCGCCTGGACGACGCCGTTCATGAACTCGTCGGACCGCAGCAAGGCCGGGTCGTCGAAGCCGGCCGCCCGCAGGTCTTCGCTCAACTCGGGGAAGCTGAACGTTCCGCCGCCGGGCGTGTTGACCAGCATGTTGATCGCGAACATGGCCCCGGCCGGCGGGGCGGTGTGCGAGTCGTCCATGACCACGTCGCGGATGAGGATGCGACCCCCCTCGACCAGTGCGGCGTGGACTTTGGCGAACAGGTCGCGGTTCTCGGCCCGGGAGTTCATGTGGACGATGGCGCTGACCCACGCCAGGTCCGCCCCGGTCGGC